GTTTGTTGCGCCGCCCAGCGAACCGGGCGGCATCTTGTTTTGTGTTTAGAAGCCGAACTCTGTCCCGGCGGGGGTGGCGGCGGAGGTGGTTGCCGCCGGTGGAGCTACCACGGGTGCTGCTGCAGCCGCAGGATGCTCGGCACCGTTCTCAGGTTTGTCGATCCAAGTGCGGATCGCGAAGCCCACGTCATACGACGTGCCCTTGCCGATTATTACCGGCGTCGAGCTGGTGACTTGTACCACCGGCAGCTTGTCAGCAAATTCCGGCGCCAACTCCGCCTCGTTATATAGCTTGGCGATAAACTGGCCCAAGCCATAGCTGTTGCCACTGAATGACGCCTCGCGGCCGTCGCTGAGCCAGCAGTTAACCTCGAAGCCCTGCTTGTGGTTTTCACTTGGCCGCGCAATTTGCTGCGACGGTGACGGCCACGGCTGCCAGTCCCGCACGCCGATGTCGATGTGCAGCCAGCCGAATGTGACGTTTTTAATGTCCATCGCGAAGCCACGAGACATGTCGATCGTCTCGTCGCCTCCCTCAGTCTTCACCCACCAGCGATTTTGCGGCAAGTTAGCCCGAATAAATAGTGAACTCCCAGAGCCCTCTGAACTTCCGAATGAAATTGGCATGTGTGTCTCCTGACGTTGATTGCCTAGCCGATTTGGCTGAACTGGAATGAATAGCGCGGAATTTGGATCGTTTGCAAGTCACCAAAATTATAGCCCCATTCATCCGTTGCTTGTGCCTTCGCAAATTTCTCGAAGGCGTATTGGCACGCAGCTCGTCCCTCGACGAGGCTCTCGTGGTCCAATTCGAATACCCCAACGCGGTGGGGCTTTGACTTTTGCACCGCGATGAATACGAAGCGGTCGATCTCGAAACCGGCGGCCTCCATTGTCATGCGGTAGTGTTGATCTTGAACGTGGTAGCCAAAATTGGCGCACTGTTTGGCGAACCCGGCGGGATCACTGGTGATAGTCGTCTTGAGGTCTATCAGCGCGCCAATGTCCCGGCGCCAGCCGTCTGGACGGCATCTGATGTCAATGCCGGTGGGCTCGTGCTTGGCAAACACTGACGCCTCGCACACCAAGTCGCCGCTGAGCAGCTCGGCCGCCGCCTTGTTTGCACGCACGGCCTCCGCCATGTCGTGTGCCAGTAGGTAGTCGCCCTCGGTGAGCAGTAGTGCGCCCGCCTCCTCGGCCTCGAGCTTGGTCTTCTTCCACGCCAAGCCGCGCCGGTCCGCCGCGCCCATCCAGATGGTGTCGGATAGCTCCGGCTGTAGCACGAGTGTGTGCGTGGCCGTGCCCACGTCGAACGCGGCGCTCTCCTTGCGCTCGGCATATTTAAACGTGGCCAAGTCATCGAAGGCGATCGTCTTGGTGCCGGACGCGCTGAGCACGTTTGTGTGCGAGTGGTATTCCTCGTTGGTCATGTCAAAATTTATCATCGTATTTCCCCGCCAATATCTCGGACACTCGGCCAATGTTGACGCCAAACATCACTGCTATGTCTTGCATTGGCGTGTCTGGGTTTTCCAATGCCCAGCTCCGAATTGTAGTTTTTACCTGATCAGTCACAAATCTTGATACTGGCCGCGCCTTCCGTGTGTACGCCTCGCGCGTCATGTGCTTCAGCGCTTTCTCAATGGCCACACGCATGTCGCGGATGTCGCCCATTGTGGTTGCCGACTGTAAGATTTGCCTTGCAAGCGGAATATTGCTCATAGTTTTCCCTTCCCATACGAGCCGTAGGCGGCAATTAATAACGCCTCCGCACGGTGTTCGTCCTTCTTCCTCCGCATCCTTTCAGTAAGTTGCGGGAACCATTGCTGTGCCATGCGCCGGGCACTGTCCTTGTCCTTCGGCAGGTTCATTGACTTCTTCCACAGCGCGGGGCGCACCTCGGTGTATGGGTGCCCGGAGAGCGCGACGGTGGTCAACGCCTGCGCGTATCCGAAGCCCAACTTGAATACTGAGACGACGCCCTGCTTAGGCATGGCCTGCTGTTTCTCGATAAATATGTGGCCGACTGGGCCGGCGCTGTTGATGATGTCCATCAATGCCGCCACGTCCACGCCGCCCTCCGAATAAATCGGCATGTCGTGGACCTCCGCCCAGTCTTCGCCAATCAGTGCCACGCCGCCGGTGCGGTATCCGGGATCAATTCCAATCGTGATCAATGTCATGCCCCGCCTCTTCCAGCATTGCAATGACGGCCATCTCGACCAGCAATGACACGCTCATGCGTGTGTTTCGGCTGTGTTCCTTCAGCGTCACGGCGACGTCTTCGCGTATCCGTGGCCCGATTTGCTTTAATTCTCGTGACATGATGCCCTCCTGTTCTAACGCAGTGTTAACAGTGTGTGTGGGTAGGCACAAGCCCCCCTGCAAATGTTTTAATTTTGTTTACGGTGTGGTAAAATGCGACATTAATAGAGGAATGCTAATGGAACCGGATGTTATGTGGAGCGCACTGCTGTCTATTATTGTCACTGCAATTGGTTTCTGGGTAAAATCTTGGACCGGTGAGATAACTCGATTGCAGATATTAATCAACAAGACACGCGAAGAATACATCACCAAGTCGGACAGCCTCGCGCAAATGGACCGCGTAATGAACCGCCTCGATGGCCTCGACGCCAAAATTGACCGCATCTTAGAGAACGGTGTCCGAAAGTGATTTGCGTTCTGGTCTTCCTGTCGTGGGGCCACGCGTGGATCGATGGCACGAACCAACTGTCCAAATATTGTTACTACGATTGCGGTGGCAAGAAGAACGGGAGCTTTTACGATAAAGTGTACCGAGTGACGCCCACATACAATTGCCCTGTCAGAATTGTGTTTACATGATTGATCCGGTCAGCGCTTTTCTAGCCTGCCAGACTGCGGTCGCCGCGGTGAAAAAAGGCATCCAACTCGGCAAAGACATTGCCGGGGTGTCAAATGATTTGGCTAAGTTCGCAACTGCAATGTCGGACATGGACTTTGCATACAAGCAGAAGTCGGAGCCGCCGTGGTACGCCATACTATTCGGCGGAGGGTCAGGCCCAACCGCCATGGATTTGTTTGCCAAAAAGAAGCAGATGGAGGCGCAACGCGCTGATCTTAAACAGTATATTCAATTTGGGTTTGGCCAATCCGCCTGGAACGAGCTGCTTTCTATCGAGGCTCAAGTCCGCAAGGATCGCCAGAAAACGATGTATCGCAAGGCCGAGATGCAGCAAACTATAATCGAGTGGTCTCTGGGAATTGCGACAGCCATTGTGGGGGTGGGCATATTCGGGACAATCGTGTATTTCATAGGCAAAAATCAGGGGATCGACTGGTAATGACTTTAGCAATGGAGAGAGTTTTAGCGTGGAAAATTCTGCCACGATTGATGATGTTGATGATGTCGGTGTCTGCGTGGCGCGTCGTCGAATGGTTTATGACGCTGCCAGACCCCACGACACAACAATCCGCGCTGGTCAGCGTGGTCACCGGTGCCATGACAGGCGCCTTCGCAGTATGGATTGGGAGTGAAAGCAAATGAGCATTTTGAACGCTTTAATTGGACCGGCGACTGATCTCGTCGGAAAATTTGTGCAAGATAAAGATAAAGCGGCGCAGTTGAGCCACGAGCTCAGCACAATGGCCGACAGGCACGCGCAGGCTGCTTTGCTTGCGCAAATTGAGGTCAACAAAGTCGAGGCCGCTGGCAACTGGTTCCAGTCGTCGTGGAGGCCGCTGTGTGGATATGTTTGCGTGCTTGGGCTGGCCGTGAACTTTTTAATCTCGCCCATCGCAGCGGGATTTGGCCTTGCAATCCCGCAGGCCGAAATGTCGGTTATGATGCCGGTGCTGACTGGTATGCTTGGCTTGGCCGGAATGCGCAGCTTTGAGAAGGTGAAAAAAGTATGAGCGACGCAATGAAATCACTGCAATCTAAGATTGGCGTATCGCCCGACGGGGCATACGGTCCCAACACGGCGCGTGCCATTGCAAAATATTACAACTTGTCACCGGAGCGCGGCGCCCACCTACTCGGCCAATGTGCCCACGAGAGCGCAGGCTTCACGAGAACGACGGAGGGCCTCTACTACAGCACGCCCGAGCGGATTATGGCCGTGTGGCCGTCTCGCTTTCCGACGGTCGAGAGCGCCGAGCCTTACGCCAAGAACCCATCTAAACTGGCCAACAATGTCTACTCCAATCGCATGGGCAATGGAGACGAGGCAAGCGGCGACGGCAGCCTTTTTGCTGGGCGCGGATTTTTACAGCTCACCGGCAAATTTTCGTATCGCAAATTCGCGTCGGACATGGGGCTGCCGGACGTGATGACAGACCCAGATTTAGTCGCCAGCGAGTACGCCATGGAGACGGCGATTTGGTTTTTCGAACAAAACGGATTGTTCGATATAGCGGACGCAGGTGTGTCTGAGGCTATGATCAAGAAGATCAGCAAGAGGGTCAACGGCGGATACCACGGGCTGTCAGATAGGGCCGAGAAGACGTTTGAAGCACACAAGTGGTTGGCGGTTGCCCAATAGGCAAGACCAAAAAGCGAGCCACGCGGCGGGTCGCGCCGGCGAATACATGGCGATGGCCCGCCTTAGTCTTGCGGGCCACACTGCAACGCTCGCGCAGGTTGCGCTGCATGACGCGTATATACAGACGGATACACAGAAACTGCTGACATTGCAGGTCAAGACGGCCACATATCGGCGCTTCCACTGCTATCAGTTCTATACGAAAATGTCTTATGGACAAAATAGGTCGGATATCTACGCCTTTGTCTCCATAGATCTGGAAAATGACTTCGAGAAGATATTTTGGTGCCGCGGTGACGACCCAATCATCCGGGCGACATCCACGCATATTCGCTTCGAGGATTTTAGCGAGAAAACTATGGCGAAAGTTTTATTGTCGTTTGATTAAAAATCTGCTGGCAGCCGCCACGCTGGGCGGCTACAAGCGAAATGTGGGTGGCTTACTTCTAACACACAACCATTCTATGCCGCGGGGCTTGGGCTGTTGTTGTTGGTCGCGCTGCTACCAGACTGCGCCAAACTACTTGCAATCAGCGGCCGCCCACACGATCAATCCCACTGGTAGTCTGTCTCGATTGGAGACTTGCTGTAGACCCACCTCCACTGCCGCTTGGGCTTGTCCTTTATCGTGACTAACATCCGCACCCGATACAGCGATCCCTCGTTAAACAGCCGGTCAAGATAGTTTGACACGCGCTGCACGCTTTCGTCGATCAGCGGAGCCAATTCCGCCGCCGTATAGCCGTCGTGCGACGGTATCAGCTTCAGTAACTTGAGGCCCTGCTTCGCCCCGTACTCCTTGCGTTTTGCGGCTAACACTCGCGCGCTCGGGCTTGGTTTCGAGATCGGGATCGGGATTGCAGACGTGTACGGCTCCTTGCGCTCCTTGGGCGGCAGCGGGCCACGCTTGCCCAGCTTGTGTTGTAGCTTTTCAAACTCAAACAAAACGTGGCCGTAGGTGATCTCGTATCTCTCGTGCTTCGTCGTGGCAAATTGCAGGTTTGCCTTCAGTCGCGCTTCTGGAGATCGGCTATTGCGGATTTCATTAAATCGAGCAGCGAGCTCAGCTCCTGTAATCTCTGTTGCAAATTTGGCCTCCTCTGCGTCGATGGCTCCGTCAGAATTATTGTGCAGACCCTGTCGAGCCTCTTGCAAATCTTTTCGAGCCTCTCGGTAGATTTCATGTCTAGGTCCGTATTCATTTTTCTTCCTTTCCAATGTCAGTCCCAGCTCGTGCTTAATCCGGTGAACTGTTGACGTTGCAATTTTCAGCTTGTCGGCGATTTCTTTTTGCGACAGGCCCTGCTCGGCCAATATCGCTACATGCTTGCGGTTATATGCTGCGACCGGGGTCATTCGTCGTCCTCCATGGCCAGAATGGTTCCGTGGCCGGCGCAGTTCGCGCACTCGATGTTATAACTTTCGTAATCACCGAACGGATTTGCGTGACTGGCCGGCAGAAACCGGTCGTGCTCGACGGTGCCCTCGCCGTCACATTCTGGGCATTCAATGCGTCTCGTCATCGTCGTCTCCCTTCATTGCTAATTCCCCAGCGCACGCGCTGTATCCTGCCAAATCCACAAAATTATCTAAGTGGGTTTTGTTCGACTTTGCTCTTGCCAGCTTCACCATGGCCATCATTAGGCCGACGTCAACGGCGTCAACGAGATCGCTCCCGAGGTGAATATTCCAATATGCGGCAATCGTGGAGAAGTTGTCTTCCATAGATCCGTGGTCGGCTGCGCGGTCCCGCGTCACATAGTCTGTGGCGGTAGCCAAAATAGACGCCCTAGTGTGTTTTGGCATCAGAGTGCCTCCCAGTGTGTTGGCCGCGCCTGTGGGCGGTCTGTGTGGCTCTCAGAGGCATCTGGAAGCGTGCATGCGACCAGCAAGGCGCACAGCGCCAGTGTGGTTGCGAGGATGACGTAATCTTGCTTGCCGACCTTCATGCCGAAAACCCCTCGGCAGTCTTGCACCAGATGACAGACGAGGCGCGGGCTTGATCGGCCGACTTGTAGATTTTGGCGCAGGCGACGTTGCCCTGCTTGTGCATGAACAGCATCATCGATCCCACGAGCTTGCTGTCCTCGTTGACAGCTTCCGCAACGTCAAACGTAGTGAACGGGTAGTCGTCCATTTTGTCGATGGCTGCTCGCGTGCGGTCGGCCAAGCTCACAACGGCGCGCAATTTGCGGGGGTCCATAAGACGATCCGCGCGGGAAAACAGGTCCACGTCGTCCTCGTCGATCACTTCGGTTTGCTCCTCTACGGGGTCGCTCTTCCGGGTGTGGACGACGTGGGTCACAAACCACGGGGTGCGTCCACGCGGGTCGCGGTCGTTCTCAACCATCGCCGCCTCGAACACGTCCCCGACGCTGACGTCGCCCATTTGAGACAGTATCGAGTTGGGGATGTACGCCTGTTTGAAGTCGTCCTGCGTTATGGCAAACGCGTAGTTCTCGCCGGTAAATGTGATTTGTATTTCTTTGGTCATGTTGATCTCTCCAATCTTGATTGTTAGGCACTTCGCTAAAGGGGTAATTACTTCGGGAAGTCGTTACCCCTTTACGGAGGTGTCTGTGGGGAGCCGAAGCCCCCCCCCGGTTGATTAGTTAGAAAGTTTTTGTGATAATTCAAAAATATGCCGAGTAAGCTGGTCTGCCTTGTTGGGTAGGCAACGAACCTCAACTTCCTCCCCATTAACGTCGTCACCAGCGAAGCAACATTTTTCCAAAATTACGTTAAGCTCGTTTAATATTTCTAAGTTGGTCATATCCGTATTCCTTTGTTTGTGTCTCTCTATACAAGTTACCTAAATGTTAACATCACATAGTTCAAGCACTAAATGTTCACATAGTCGAAAAAATGTTATAAGCTCTCCCGGTGACACACATGGAGGGTCCACAATGCTAGACGACAACACCAAAGAACTCGTGCGCAATCTCAACAACCCGCACCGGGTGGTGAATATTATGGCGCTGTTTAAGTTTTGCGAGCAAGCGGCCACGATCATCCAAGATCAGGCTGCGGCTCTACATCAGGCTGCCGCAGACACGCTAAAGGCGCAGCCCGAGAAGACTGCGCCCAAAAAAGCTGCCAAGAAGTAGCGGTTACCTCTGGGGTATGTTGAGCAGCCCGCCTGTTTGGCGTGCTCCAGACTTCAACGTGTCGAGCAGCATCTGAGTTGATGCGCTGTTCTGCGTTGGCATTAATAGGTTTTGGGCTGGCCTAGATCTGATCGCGGCGCGGCCCGCCGACGGGACAGCAGCGCCAAGTAGCCCGCCAACCGCCATTGCCGGTATTGGATCCATGCCCATTTGCGTCGCGGCATACATACCGCCACCCGCGCCGAGCACTCCGCTTCCGCCTATTGACCGTGCACCGCCGGCCTTTACGGCTGGCATAGAGCTGACGACCTCTTCCGCAGCGCGGCCAAGTCTAGCCAGCTCCGAACCAGTGCCCAGAATGTAGCGGTCTCCCTCGCGGCTCCGCAGGGCGCCAGACAGCATGGCCGGAGATATGTAGCCCCCGGCGCTGTCAGACCCACGCGTCTTGAGCGCTCGCATTGTCGTTAGATAGTTTCTGTATTGGTCTCGAGCCTGTATGAGCTCTGGCACCAACTTAGGCTGCGTCCGCCGGACGCTTTCAATCATAAAGTCGTCCACCACCCCGTTCATCTTGAACGCGCTTTCATATACCAGTGGGTCGGTTGTGCCATTCATCACTTGGCGTAACCGAGATCGCATATTTTGCAGCTTTTTGTTGGATATGGTTTTCGCGCTTCCCGCAGCGTTTAATATTTCGTCGCTTATATCTACCAGAAACGGCGGGATGTCTCCCGTCGCTGAAGTGCCCATGTGCTCTTCTATGATGCGGTTTGCCTTTACGGCCGTCTCCATAGTCGGGACGTCGTCTACGACATTGTCAGCCTTGTCGAACACTTTTCCGAGCCTGCTCTTGACCTCGAGCATTGCGTCGTCGGTTGCCAGCGTGCTGTCGGAGCCCATTGTCTTCATGGTCGCAGTAGTCAGCGTCCTCTTAGTCTCGAGCGGCACTTCCATGCTACCCTCGAGCGCCATCAGGCGTGGAGAGCCTGTTTTAAGGCCGGTGGTCATGGACACGTCTGCGCCCTCAAGAGTTTGGACAGCTTTATCTCGCGCCGTTCCCGGCTGTGTCAGGCGGGCATCTGGCCCGAGCACCGCGCGCTGCGTGCCCTGACGCAGTGCGCTGGTCGCGAATGGCGTGCCGAGTGCGGCAGCCAGTCTGGCTATGCCCTCGTATTCTGTGCCCTCAGTCATCTGTCCGGCAGTCTCGCTGGCCATTGCCGGCAGCACTGAAGACGCGGCGCTGCGAAGCGGCCCGCCTATTGGAATTGCCAAAGCCCCACCAACAAACTCTCCGCCTGTCCTTGCGTATTCTCCGGCCGTCGTTTGCGGCTCATATTCAGTGAACCCGCCAGTCGCCTCTGATACCGCTGGAAGTATTTTCGGGGACAAATCCATCTCTGGTGGCTTTGCCGCTCCCATGTCGCCAAACAGCATGCGTGACAGCATGGCCGGCCCCTCTTGGACCAGTGTCGCGCCCTGACCTAGAAGGTCATAAGCGCCTGCCGCTCCAGTCAATGCGCCAGCCCCGGCGGCCTTTGTGACGTCTTCCATGGTGGACGGAAGGCCGTCCTTATACATCTGGATCAGGCGGTCACGGTCTGCGTCGCCCTGCTCTGTGCCGAGCGCGTCTTGCTCTTGAGCCTTGGCTAATATCTTGGCTAGTTCTTCTTGCGTCATTATAAGCCCATCCTGATCTTAAACTCTTCTGCGGTTTCACCGTCTCTCGGCCCAGATGGTTCAGCAGACGGCACGACCGGGCCGGCGGTGGAAACCCATTCGGGCTCTGCGCCAAAAATTCTGATTAAGCCATCCAGCCCTTTCTGCCCGTTAGGGTTTCCAGCCGCCGCCTGCTCTTTGGCGTCTCTGAACGCATCAGCAATCAAGTTTTGGTATTTTGTCTGGATGCGTTTTAAAGACCTTTTAGCGTACTTTGGGCCATTTTTCAGCGTTAGCTGCGTTAGCTCAGTTTCCAGCGCGTTAAACTCTTTTGTGTTAAGCGCCCCCATTGTGGCCCCGGTAGATTTTAAGTCTTTCAGTGCCTGTAGAGCTAAGTTTGACCGCAGTGACGTGGCAAGCCCTTCTGCGGTAGCGGCGTCAGTGCCGGGTATAATGCTCATTAGTGAGCCCATTATCCCGGTAGTCAAAAACGGGTCTTCGTTGATCAAATCCAAAAGATCGTCGACATCTTGGAGCTGTGTAGACGCTTGAGAGGACCGGCTTTCTGCGCTGGTCTGCGCCATCGCTTGGTCTTGCAGCGCCTTAATCTTCAGCGCCAGACCGGGGGCCATGCTCGGGTACATCACGGCCATGTCGGACAGCCGTGCGATTTGCGATTGGATGTCTCCGCCAACGCCCCCAGCGCCCATCATGCTTTGCAGAGCGTCCTTCTGGGCCTGCGCCGCCTTCGCCTTGCGCCCCATGTCCATCTGATCGTTGATGGCCTTGAGCGTGCTGCTGAAGCTGTTGCTCTCCTTGCCCTGCAATGCGAAGCCGGCGTCCTTGACGGCCCCGAATGCCAGCATCATGCGCTGCTGCCGGTTTAGATTGGCAAACTGGTCTCCTGCATCCCTTGGCCCGAAGAGCTTGTCGCCCATAGAACTCATAAACCCGCTGTCGGGCGTATCGACTGCCGGTATTGTCGTCTGCACTATAGGCGAGGCTGTCGTCTGGGCTGGAGCAAAGTCTGCCGCCTGCTGCGTTGCAATCGCCGCCGGTGCGGCAGCCACAGGGTCTGGAAGAGCGCCGGGATTGACGTCCGGCTGGACGCCGAGCGCCGCCATCTCTGCGTCAGTAGCAATCTCGCCCGGTATGGCGCTAATGCCAAGTTGCGCGATGTCTTGTTCTGTTAGTGCGTATGCCATGTCAGTCAGCCCCTACTTGTAGCCTAAGCTCTTGCGTTTTGCGTCCATGAATGGGCGGATGATTGCCTTGAGAAACGGCAGACGCTTGACCACCGCAGCGGCGCGCTCGCCATACTTCATATATGCGTTGCGGAACCAGTCCGGTGACTTGGTAAACATCCACTCGCGGAACTCCGTCCACTTCGGATCGTGCACGCCGTAGACCTCGCGGGCGACCCAGCACATTGCGCCAAGGCCCTGCCCAAACGACCCGAGAGCCGCCAAAGTGTTGCCAGCGCCGCTGGTTCTGGATGAACCCATTGTCGTGCCGGACACGTTCGTAGTGCCGAAACCCGCCGGGATCGAGGCCGCGCCGCCCTGCAAGGCGGTGAGCTGCGTCAGTGGGAATTGCATTGACATCAAGTATTCTTCGTAAGCTGCGTCCAGCTCGGCTTGACTTGTTCCGCGCTCGACAGATCCGGCGGTGAGCTGCGACCCGAGGCCAGCCATCTGCGTCTGCAACGCTGAGCCGGCGTTGCCAGCCATTGAGCCGGCCGCCTGCATGCGGAGTTGATCTTCTGCGGCTGAGCGGCCGGTGCCGTACTGTAGGCCCTGTTGCTGCAAGCCAGCTAAAGTCTGGCCCATGCGCGCGTCGTATTCGCCGGCACGCTCGCCTTGGAAGACGTCGCGTCGGCTGTTGCCGAAGGCGTTGGCGTCGGTGATCTGACCCTGCTCGCCGACGATGTCTTTTCCGCGCTGGCGCTCCATGGCGGCCATAGTCGGGTCAATGACGCCGGACGTGAATTGGTTTTGGTAATCGGCAATCTGAGCCGCCTGTTCCTGTGGCGTGCGATTTGCGAGGCCAGAGTAGACGTTGCCAGCGGCAGCGTACTGGTCCGCGCCCATGTCGAGGCCGCCGTATCCGGTCACTGCCTGCCGCTCGAGGTCGCTTAAACCTGCGACGCGGTCGCCGGCGTAGGGGTCATATTCGGCGCCGCCAATATCTTTCGCTTTAGGGAGTACCGTATTCTTTATGTAGTCCTCTTGAAATGGAAGCATGTTCGCCGTGCTGGTGTTGTCCACATATTCGGTTGTCTTGGTTGTGCTGCCCATCTTATAGCTCCATTTCGTAGTGGACGAATGTGCGCTTGAAGTCGCCACATTGTCCTAAAAATTTGTCAAATCCGGGGCGTCCGTCCGCCTCGATGCCGTCTAACTCCGCTTTGTTGGCTAAGTCCACAAGCGCCTCCATAGCTGCCGACATCCACTCCTTAATTCGAGTGCCGCCGAGATGCTCGATATACAAAGTCGTGCGCATAGGATGCTGCATGACTGCCGTAAGGATCGAAGCCACGAGCTCACCGTCAATATGTACAAGCCACACCACTGATCGTTTTTCTCGAATGTTCGCCAAAACGCGCTCCACAGGAACATTTCTGCTATCTCTCTCTATGCTGTCGGCCAGAAGCGGGATGCCCACCTCGATGCCGTAATCTATATCCTCGGCAACGGCAGGCGTCACCTCGACCGTGCGTTCTTCGTGCAATCTTACCACGTTGGTCATTTTAAGTGAACCCTCACCCATGTATCCTCGTAATTGATATTGTCGTAGCCGGAGCTGCCGGCGCAAATGCGGTGGCCGCAGACGCGTCGAGGAAGCCGCTGGTGCTGTCGACAGCCCACATGGCCTCGAGATAGTCTCCGGCGCTAAAGTTGAATATGGCCGAACGGGACACGACCAGCGTCGCGCCGTTTTGATGCAGCGCGTTTACCATTGTCGACCCGGCGACGTCCGATCCGTTGACCCGAGGCCAAAACCAAAAGCTGACAGTCGACGACGATGTTGACGAGATCTGCGTTGAAAAGTTTACCACATACTCGCCGCCCTCGGCGATAACCAGTCGCGACGCCGGTGTCCCGTTCGCTATGCCGGACGCAGTGCTTGAGGTGTAAGTCAGCGCGTATGCAGTGTTTATGACCGCAGCCGTCTGATCTGCCGTTATAGCGCCACCGTAGTGCCCATCCTCGAGCACAATCTGCCGCCACTCGCCGCCCTTCGACACCACCGGGTAGCCGGCTGCCTCGTCCCACAGCATCATTCCGTTTTCAAGTGCCGCGGCGTTGGCCGGCTTGAAGACGAGCTGAGACAGAGCCCGCCTCGTCCAAGTGGAAAATTCCCGCGCCCAGTCGAATATGTTGGGGCCGACGTTGGGTGGAATTGGCGCAGTCATCTGCGGCCACCGCTCACTGCATCAACGCGCATTACGCCTACACGCCAATCGGCGAGGCGTGCGCCCTCGACGCGCATCCGGGCCTGACGCCCTGAAAATCTAACAGCTGTCGGGCTGGCGAGGGCATACGGTCCGTGCGAAGTCTCGACCCCGTTTGGATATAAGCGAGTTTTAAACGTGGCCGAAACGTCGCCCTGCGTAAGCTCGTCGGGGATTAGCTTGGTAACTTTTACCATGTTGTCTCCGGGTCCAATGGAGAACGGCCCAGTCTCGGCAAACACTGTGGCGCCCTCGTAGTTGAGGCCGACCTCGTGCTCGTAAATTGTTCCGGCGGCTGACATCATCAGCGGGTACTTAAACACGCCCCGGTCGACGCCGGTCGTGCGTGACAGGTTGCCTGTCATCCAGTGACCCTGCTTGTAGTCGTAACTGACGTAGCGGTCGATCTCGTTGGACGCGCCGCTACAGTAAAACCACCACACCTCACCCTGTTGGCCAAGCGAAGTGCTCCAGCACTTACTGATCTGCGACCTGTTGAGATCCCCGAAAACGTAGTCCTTGACCTCGCACGGCAACTCTTGGACGGCTGATCCGTCGTACATGAAAAACGATTTCTGGCCCATCCAGAATGTGCCGGCGTCTGTTGACGTCACCGCCTTGCGAGACGCGAGACCACACGCCGTTGCGACGCGCTCCGTGGAGTAAATAAAAGGGCTCCCCACGTAGGTCATTCGATGCATATCGACGTCTGTAAAAATTAGCGTCTGCCCGCGGCCACGCTGGGCCGCTACAATTTGTCCAGAAGTCTGTAAAGTCTGGGAGCCAGCCTGATTGGTGCTGGCCGGCGTCCATGTCGTGATATCCTCTTGATCTGACCACTGCACCAGTCGAGGATCTCCGCCAGCTCCAAGACAAAACAGAAACCTCTCTTCGCTAACCATTACCCCAAGATTACCTGTTGGCGCGTTGGTGATTGCCGTAGCCGCGCTGGCCGTGTCGCCGGTCCATTGGTACGCCTTGCCGTCGTGTACGCTGCAGGCAACGAGATAGCTGCCAAAATTATCGAGTGACCATGTGGTGGCCTCCTCGTAGTTTCCAGTGTCTGGGCGTTCTGTGCCGAAGAATGACGTACCAAAGAAGTTGTACCCGAAGCCAGTCTCGATTGTGGCGTCCTGATACCCAGACGTGAAACCAGCCGGAGTAATGTCGAAGACAGTGCCAAGGGCGTTGGCAACGTACAGCTTATTGTAAGCCCCAAGCGCCGACCACCGTGACCCGTTACTTTCTTGCCACGCGTGCATTCCGCGCGCCGGTTCCGCTATCGCACTGGCAGTGCGCTCACGCCAGCCGCCTATCGGGCGAAGTGACGTCCCGAGCCAGCGAACGAGGTTGCCGTCGCGCCAGCGGCCAGATGCTTCATACTCTGTCCCGTTGCGAAACATGCCTGCCGGAATTTTAAGTTGGATAAGGGTCATTATACTGTCTCCCAAAACTCTGCGGCTTCAGAGACGTCTACTGTCTTGCGCTCCAATGTCACGGCCAGTGATAGAATAGATTGGCTGTCAGTGTAAACATTGCCGGTGGTGGCTTCGGCTCGGTCAAAGTCGCCTATGCTGCCCAAAGTTATTACGCCGTCGTCTATCCTTGAGAACTTAACCCAACTCATATCGTCTATACATTGCTGGCAATATTCTCGAGACCCGGCTGCGGCCACCACGCCGGCCACCATGACGCGGAAGTCTTCAGTGTCGACAGCCTCGCCGCCAAGGCGAATTGCCGCCGGCTCCGAGAACATGCGCTTGGCGTTTCGTATCCAGACGCGACGCTCGCTGTTTGGAATAAGTTGGTCAGTATTCATGCGATCCAACACCGTCGCGGTCGTGTAACCCTTACCAATAATATTGTCGTTTACCCAAGTCACACTTTCATCGCAGATGTAATCAAAGTCGTCCATGTTCGCTAGTAGAGCATCAAGTTGCATTAGGTGTACGCTCCATAAATTGCGCCGGAATTTGTGACTGTGCCTTGCGTGCTTGACCAAGTAATTGCACGACCTCCCGCGCCGCCTGCTTGGTTTGTCCCGCTGCCGCCTGACGCGCCCCAGCCGCCACCGCCACCAGAGTGCCATTGGCCTCCAGCGGTACTGCTGCCAGTGTTTCCGGCAGATCCGCCATTGCCCGCGTTACGCGGGCCAACTCCGCCTGTGCCGGGGAGGATGCGTCCGCCACCGCCACCAGCACCTGATGGATTATCTGTTTTGCTGCCAGCGTCGAGAGTTGAACCGCCGCCACCGCCGGCACCGCCGCCGTAGCCAAAGTAGCCGCTGACACCCGCTCCGTTGCTTCCAGATTGGCCAATCGACCCGCCTGCTCCGCCGTTGAACGATCCGTAGCCGTCATTTGATGTTGGGCCGCCGCCCGGACCACCACCCGCTCCGCCACCGCCGGATGAATAAGCTCCGTTCCCGCCTCCGCCTCCGCCGCCGGCTATGTAAGCTCCTGATAAGTTTGATAAAGTTAGAGATCCTGAACTATCGATAAGGGCAGGGCCGCCAGCAAAGCCATTGCCCGCGCCGCCTTTGCCGATAATGTAGCCGCTATTTTCGATCGTGATGCCAGTGGGGAAAGAACCCGAAACAAGCAGGCCGGCGTTCGAGGTGCTATCGGACCAGACATAAACGCCAGAGTTAATCACAACCTTGAGAGGCGCAGTGCCATCCCATCCACTTGTAATTGCAAGAGATCTTACGTTTGCCTCCTGAACACTAGCTGAAATTGTGTATGTGTAGACAGATGTTCCACTGTAGAAATTGGACATGGATATGGCGCCGGTCGTCGGCACGTCTGTATTGTTTGCCGTAGTGTTGCTGCCGCCGCGATAATACTCGGACATGCCAATCGGGTTTGACCCGCCAAACTCAGTTTGAATGTTTGTGAGAGTTATGATGCCAGAAGATTGTAGAGCCATTACGCATCTCCAAATGCAGTGACATCGCCCTCAACAATAAGCGCCCCTGCGCTGGATAGTTTTAGTCGTGCCGTGCCGCTGTGTGAGAATATCAAGTCGCTGCCGGTTTGCGTGATTGTCCAGTCCCCAAGATCAACCGTCGTGACATTGGCCGTGGGGGCGCTCAGCGTGCCGGTAAAAGTCGGGTCTGCCAAGGGCGACTTGGCGTCTATCTGTGTTTGGATCGCCGAGGTGACGCCGTCTGAGTATGACAGCTCCACCGACGTGGCGGTCATGCCGGCCAGTGCGTTAATTTCGGCCGTTGTGGCAGTCACACCGTCCAACTTGTTGAGCTCGGATGTAGAGACTGTGGCGCCATTCAATACTGCAAACTCTGTGGCGTCAGTGCCCCCGAGCAACGTGTCAATTGCATCAAAGGCGGTGTTTATAGTCGCGCCCCATGTGTCCTCGCTCCCCCCGATAGTTGCCTTAACCCATTGATAATTTGTAGTGTTTGCCATTTACTCGTCCATCCATATCGTTGTGGCCTTGCCGGCCTCGGTCCACGTTGAGCTTGCGTCGTCCTGCTCGGTCCATATGTTAGCGGACGCTGCTTCGGGCTCCCACATTAGTCTTGCATTTGCAGCCATTATAACAGAAAGCGCAAGAGATGCACTACTGTGTTGCAGTCGCACCGCGATAGCAGAAGTCGCCACCGCATTCGCAATTTGCGCGGCGGCGTTTTGTACCGTAACGATGCCTGCTGATATTACTGTCAGACCATGGATTTCTGCCGCAGCCATCTGTAATCGGTTAAGCACGGCCGACAATGTCAGCGCGGAGGATATAGAACCAGCCGCACTCCTGACCCGCAGAACCTCTGCGCTTGCAGCCATTTGAGCTGCCACCAGTGAGCTGGCCTCAAAGATGTCACCTTGAGCGTATCCGGCAATCCAATAGTCTGGGTCAACGTAGTAGGTCTGAGACATATTTTACTCCGGTTTCGTAGGCCAATCACCACCAGTACCATCCATGTCAGCACTAGCTAAGTTAGGCCAGTTGG